ACAGCGGCCAGTCCATCTCGGCGGCGTACTCTTTCGGCATGTCGTCCAGCTCGAACGTGTCGAGCGGCACGGATGCGCCGGCCAGCGGCAGCACGAACATGTTGCCGAAGCCGTCGGCCGGCACACTGTTCTGCTTCGGGAAGATCTCGACTTCGCCGCGGGAGACGCCACCGACACCGGAACGCAAGCCGCACATCTCAAGCACGGTGCGCAAGCCATAGCGCACGCTGTACGCGTCCTGGGGATGCTCCCATAGCAGATAGATGTGCAGGCCCGCGCCGCCCGACGAGCGGAACGGAATAGGGTGCCAGCCGAAGCCTTCGAGTGCCGCCATGATGTCGAGCGCGACGCGCTGCATCTCAGGCCAGGGTGTTTCGCCCTTGTGGGAGTCGAGATCGAGCAGCGCAATCAGCGTGGTACTGGCACCGGGCTGGATCTGCGCGGCGCCGTACGCGGGTCCACCGTTTAAATGATGTGCGAGCTTGGCATCGGTCAGAGGATTACGGGTGTGGGACATCTTGCCGTCGCGCTTGACCCAGCAATGGGAAGTGACGACGCGCGAGACGATCGGCGCGAGCGCGGCGACCAGGGTTTCGTTATTCATAGGAGATCGGCGCCGTCGTCAAATGAGGTCATACTCGTCGAGCGCTTCGCTCGCGGCTTCGATGAAGGCGCACGCTGCTTCCGCGTTGATCGCGTTGCCGTAGGCGCGCAGGCGTCCCACTCGGGAGGGAGCCCCATCAGCCAGCGGGAATGTGCCGGGTTCAACTGGCCGCCACTTTTCATCGCGGCAGTAGATCCAGTCGGCATCAGCCCATCGGCCTGCCACACCTGGCGCCCCAGCAAAGAGTTCTCGGGCACGTTCGGCTGGTACCCGCCGTCCTTCCAATCCCGCGTTGTTGGTGTCGCCCATGCCGACAGGCACGCCACTGCCGCTAAGTCCGGTCCGTGATTGCGCATCGCTTCCTTGATTCCGCCATCCGTCGAGCGCACCCCCTTGTCCGCTAATGACGAGGTGGGCGTCGGCCAGCTCGCGAGCTTCGCCGCGCCTGGGAGTTTCAACGCGATTCCTCGAGAACCATCCGGGTTCCTTCCGCTGTAACAATGCGTCGACCCCAATGAATCGTTCACGATCGGCGTCGGCCATGAAGTAAGCGCGGTCCCTGATATGCGGAGCACCGACGCCCGCAGACGGAAAAGCCAGCGCCCCGAAGGCGTAATCCAATCCTTCCAGGTCAACCGAAACAAGGTCGATCCACGGCTCGACAGCTTTGCTCGAAACCTGTTCGCCAAAGATAACTGCAGGTTTGCACTGTTCAATGAGCCAGTGCCATACGGGCCACAGGTGCCGCTCGTCATCAAACCCAGCGCCTTTGCCTGCCGCGCTGAAAGGCTGGCAGGGGCATGAGCCGGTCCAGACCGGACGATCGTCGGACCAACCTGCATTTCGGAGTGCGTAAGACCAGACGCCGATTCCGGCAAAGAAATGGCACTGTGCGTAAGGTTTAAGATCGTCGGGTCGTACATCTTCGATGCTCCGTTCGTCGACGTCGCCCGGTGCGATGTGCCCCGCTGCGATCAGATTGCGCAGCCATTGCGCGGCGTAGGGGTCGATTTCGTTGTAATAAGCCGCCACATCCACCCCTTTTCTTAAGACGAAATAACCCTAGGGCTCTAGTGGTTTCCTTCTAGTGCCCTTAAATTTGCGCTAAAGTTCGCTGATTGTGTTAGGCTTGGCCTTACACCGTGACGGGTAAACCGTCGGTGGGGTTTGGATAACGATCGGGCGCCAGCTTATGCGGGGTGAATTCCCACTCGGTCAGCTCGGCAAGCGCGAGCACGCGGTCCGGCGGGAGTCGGTCCTTTTCAATCCACTCATAAACGGAGATCCGCGAGATGCCCAAAGAACGCGCAACGGCGCCCGCCTTCCCGGCCCTGTCTACTGCTTCCTTGATGATCGACACTGCCTACTCCCTGCAAATGTTAGGTGTATCCGGACATTCTAGTCAGGGGTTGCCGTACAGTCAACACATTGTCAGGGGAATTGTGCGATGACCCTCGGCAAACGTATCCGCGAGAAGCGGAAGGCGAAGGGACTGAGCGGCCAGCAACTCGGCGACGTGTTTGGGATCTCGCGTTCTTCTGTGTCTGATTGGGAGCGCGGCGCCACGCGTCCGGACCCGGACAAGCTTGTCAGGCTTGCGGACGCCTTAAACACAACTGTCGAATATTTGCTTGGAAACAACGATGTGAAACAGTCTGTAATCCTCACACCAAAGGCCGACCCAAAGCGTAAAGTCACTGACGTAAATGTGACCGACGCCGCCCAACCGGCCAGCAGGCTTCCGGTCATTTCGTGGGCACAGGCCGGCGAATGGGGTGAAAAAGTGAATGCAATGGACCTGGGAGACACAGTGGAATGGGTGGCGAGCCCGTACCCTGGGGAATTCGTTTTACGGGTGGTGGGAGAAAGCATGTTCAACCCAGGCGGCGATCTGTCGTTCCGGGATGGTGATCTGATCTCGGTCAGCACGGCGCGCGAAGTCGAGCACCGCAAGCTGGTGATCGTTCAGCGCCGCGGGGAAAACGTGCCGACGTTCAAACAGTATCTGATTGAAAACGACGGGTCGGTGCTGCTGCACGCGCTGAACCCGAGCTGGCCGAACAAGTATCTTCCGTTCGACGAGCACTGCATGGTGATCGGTGTCGTCACCGGACAATGGCGGGAACACTGACATGATCGGATACATCCTCACACAACTGGCGTACGCCGCGCTGGGCTTCGGCGCGCTGTTCGGCGTCAGTGCCGCCGTGACGTACTGGCGCGGCCGGCGCGTGCGCCGCGATCGGGCCTACTGGAACGGCCCCGCCTGACAGTTCGCCCCTGTTCTAGCCAATACCCGCCTTAGCGCGGGTATTTTTTCGTCTTTTATGTCAGGCACCCCTTGACATGTGTCCCGCGTCGCCCTACATTACGTGTACGGCGTTACCAAACACGCCTGACACGGAGATGAAAATGTCCTTGCTCGCGAAAGATCTGCTTGAACTGGTCCGGTTGTCTGTTGGTGGCGCCGGCACGTTGACGACTCACCTGCTGCGCGAAGTCGCGGCGAACCTGATCGCCGAAGGCGTCGCCAGCGAGTTGGGCGGCTGCTAATGCGGGCCGACGACGTGGTTTCCGCTGTCGTCCTGCTGCTGTTTGCTATCTCCATTTTCCTTACCACGCACCCCATTTTGTAAATAGGAGTCCTGTATGTCCATCGAGCAAGCCCTGGCCGAAAACACGGCCGCCCTTAAAGAACTCGTCGCCGCGCTTACCGCAGCCGGCGCGCTGCAAACCGCGCAGGCCAGCGCTGCCGCCGCGTCGTCACCGGCTGTCAAAGCTGTGGTGAAAGCGCAGAAGGAAGCCGACGCAAAAAAGCCGGATGCGCAGCCCGCTGCGGAAGCTGCCCCCTCTGCATCTGGCGAACAGTCTGCACCGACTGGCGAGTCATCTTCGCCCGCGCAGACGCCGCCTTGGGAACCGATGCTGTGGGCCGACAAGACGGCGGCGAAGTTCGCTGAACTGAAAGACGCCGCGCCGGATCTCGACAACGTGCGCAAAGCCGTGCTCGGCATCAACTCGCTGATCGGCCGCGAGCAGGCAACGGCGGTGCTCGGCCGCTTCGGCGTCCAGGCTGTCACGCCCAAAGACAACAAGAAGGGGCTCGACGAATCGCAGTACGCCGACTTCTTCGCGTTTTGCCTGGAAGTGCTGTCGGGCAAGGTCGATGCAACCGCTTCGATGGCTTCGGAGTAAGACGCCATGCTCAAGCGCTTCCCTAGCCTGGGTTCTTTTCTCGCCGCTTCGGCGTTGCTCGGCTTTACCTCGCGAATCCGCTTGCCGCGCACCGCGGCGGATCGCTACGCCGAGCGTTCCGAAGCCCTGCAACGCGACCTGATCGAACGCGCAGTAGCCAAGCGCGCACGTAAGGCCGCAAAGCTGCGGAGGGATCATGAGCGAGATCATTGAAGAACGCGCACACGCGCTGTTCTCGCCCTCGTCGGCCTATACGTGGATTGCCTGCAAGGCGTCCACCGCCGCGCAACTCGGCCAGCCCGACGACAGCAGCGAGTTCGCCGACGATGGCACCGCAAGCCATGAACTGGCGAAGTGGTGTCTCGACGCCGGCACGGATGCACCGGCCTACATCGGCCGGATCATCAAGGTTGGTGAACGCGAGTTCGAAGTCGACGACGAGCGGGCCGAGTACGTGCAGATGTATGTCAACGGTGTGCGCGAGCGCATCGACGCGTACAAGCTGACTGGCGCCGGGGTCGACGTGCTGGTCGAGCAGCGTCTGTCGATCGAGCACATCACCGGCGAGAAAGGCGCGAAGGGTACCAGCGATTGCGTGCTGATCGCCGTGTGGCCGGATGGCCGCGCCGAGATCTGCGTAATCGACCTGAAGTATGGGCGGGGCGTCGAAGTGTCGGCGGTCGAGAACTATCAGGGAATGCTCTACGCCGAAGCCGCGCGCAACGAGCACGCCGACTTCTACGACTTCACCAGCGTGCGGATCGTGATTCACCAGCCGCGCGTCAGTGAGAAGCCCAGCGAGTGGGAGATCACACCCTTCGATCTCACCGAATGGATCTACACAGTCGCGAAGCCGGCGGCCGAGCAGGGAATGCTCTACGTCGAGTCGGTCGACTTCGTGCCGCTCACCATGGGCGACTTCGCGCCCGGTGAGAAGCAGTGCCGGTTCTGCAAGGCGAAGGCTGTATGCCCGGCACTGGCGAAGCGCGTCGAGGAAACGATCGGCGCTGACTTCGAAGACGTTGCCGAAGCTGCGTACAACCCGGTGAACCAGCCGAACCCGCTGCAAGTGGAACTGCTCGACAACGACAAGCTGGGCACGATCTACGAATCGCTCGACCTGATCGACTCGTGGGCCAAGGCAGTACGCGGCCGCATCGAGTATGAACTGCTGAACGGCAACGCGGTGCCGGGCGTGAAGCTCGTGCAGGGTCGGCGCGGTCACCGCCAGTGGTCGAGCACGGACGAAGCTGAAGCACTGCTGAAGTCGATGCGCCTGAAACAGGAGCAAATGTATAACTTCAAGCTGATCAGCCCGACGCAGGCCGACAAGCTGCTCGCCAAGGAATCGCCGCGCCGCTGGAAGAAGGTTGAGTCGCTGATCACGCAGCGCGACGGCTCGCCGTCGGTGGCGCCCGAATCCGACAAGCGCCCGGCGCTGGTCATCGCGCCGCCGGCTGATGACTTCGAAGTGGTTGACGATATTTTCGATCGTTCGGAACACCCGCCGCGCGAAGTGGTAACCGAAGACGAAGGGGGTGACCTGTGCTGACCGATCGCGAAATCGTCGCCGGCATGGTGCTCGCCGGCATGACGCAGGCGCAAGCGCAGCGCCAGCTGAAAGAGCGCGACGAGCATATCCGCCTTGCGGCGCTGCGCAGCAAGGCACGCCGTGACCGGTTCGCGATTGCCACGCTGCACGCGCTGCTGGTCAAGTCGGCACCCGACTCCGAAGTTAAACCCGCCGACTTCGCGCAAGGTGCTGTCGCGCAAGCCGATGCCCTGATTGCGGAGCTGGACAAATGAACGTCGACTTCTCTGCACTCTTGTCTGACGTGGATTTTACCCCGCCGAACGATCTGCCAGACGACCCGGCGTATTTGTACCGTTACGAAGCCACAGTGCATTACGACGAAAGTGGCTGGCGCCGTACGGCCGAGATACGCCTTGACCGCTATTGGATCGCGAAGCGCACACCGAAAGGCGCCTGGATAAACGTGTACGGTCAGCGGAAATTTGTGCTTACAGACGCGCACAAACGGTGGGCGTGCCCGGATAAGAGCGCTGCGCTGCAATCATTCATCCGGCGCAAAGAGCGGCAAGTTGGAATTCTTTCGGCGCAGTTGGACAACGCCAAGGTAGCCCTCGAATACGCAAAGGGGATTAACAAATGATACGCGAACCGATTTTCAAATCGTCCCATGCACTCAGCGCGTTACTGCCGCCCGACGCGCGGGCAATTCTCGCGCGGGCGGCGTTCGAAGCGAACCAACTCGCAGATCCGCTGCAGCGCGAAGTGATCATCGAAACCGCAATCGCGCGCGTGCGTCTGCAATACCCGGCTTACTTTAAGGAATAACCATCATGAAAATCAAACTGACTAATGTCCGCGCCTCTTTTGTGAAGCTGTTCAAAGCCGAATCCGTCGGCGATGGCGAAACGAAATACTACTCGTGTTCCCTGCTGTTCGACGAAAAGCACCAGGCCAAGAAGATGGTGGAAGACGCGATGCGCGCCGTTGCAAAAGAGAAGTGGGGACCGAAAGCGGATCAGATCCTCAAGACGCTGCTCGCTGACCCGTCGAAGATCTGCCTGAAGAACGGTGACTCGAAGGCCGAATACGACGGCTTCGAGGGTAACTGGTTTGTCAGCGCATCGCGCCAGGAAAAGAAAGGCCGCCCGCTCGTGATCGACCGCGACAAGTCGCCGCTCGCGGAAGGTGACGGCAAGCCGTATTCGGGTTGCTACGTCAATGCGTCCGTCGAAGTGTGGGCACAGGATAACAAGTGGGGCAAAAAGCTGAACTGTGAATTGCTCGGCGTTCAGTTCCACTCCGACGGGGATGCCTTTAGCGGCGGTTCGATTGCCGATCCTGACGACTTCGAAGCGATCGAAGCCCCGGAATCGGAAGACAGCCTCACGTAAGCGCCTTTCGAAGCTTTCAACGGCGCCGAGTAAAACTTACCTATTCACACCAGGAGCAAAGCACCATGGCACGCATCAAAAACAACCTGACCGGCGACGTGTTCGAAGCACCGGCCCGCGACTTCGCGAACGAACCCGACTTCACGATCGTCGACTCGTCCATCCCGGTTACCATCGAGCCGCCCGCCGCGGCGAGTGATCCGGGAAAGCCCGATACGTCTGTCTCGGCCCCTGCCGAACTGGCT